GACGCAGCGTACTCGTTACCAGATCTGTGTATTCGTCAGGTGTATATGCCATGACTGATACCTTTCTGGTTGGTTAGCCCTCAAGGAAACCTTCGTCGGACGAGAGGTCGGTGCTGTTGTCCCGGTGCCAACTGGCGGCGGCCTTTATGGCCTTCTCCCGAGGCGACAGATCCGTTGACTCGCTATGAGTCGGCATGGCGGTGGTCTGGGCCACCTGCCGGCCCGTCCGGTCGGCGATGTCTCTGAGGGTTCGGTCTTGAATTTGATCACCAAAAACTGAGTGATACGCCCGCTTGACGAGCATATCGAGAGGTGGCAGGGGCTCGCCCCTAACCTGGTAACCGTGTCCGCTGCGAGAAACTTCATTCGCCAGCTTCACCCGGTTCATGGCAGTGTCCTCGCCCAACGAATTGAGCCGGCCCCTGCCGAAAATGTCCTCGGGCAAGTAGTCGCACATGGTGTCAAACTCACGTGCAGCCACGTCGGCCTGAAGACGCTTGTTGAGACCCTCCAGCTCGGTAAATTTGGCTTCGAGCGAGGCGAATCTCTGGTTTGTGTGGTCGTTGAGTCCGACGAGGTTCTCGTCGTAGATGTCCTCGTCTTCAAACGAGAACTCGCCGGGGTTGTCATACGTCTGCTGTTCGATCCCGGGGTTGTCGGTGTCCACCTGCTGCTGTACCGCGGCCCGCGCCGGGTCTTGCCCAACCGAGGAACCGATCTGGTGCAGCACCCGCTCAAACTTCTCGGGGGTGCCGAAGGCCCGCACCTCTTCGGGGCTCATCCCGATGGCGTGGCCGTAGCCGTAGTGTTCGTTTGTGAAGTCGTCGCTGGCGGGGGGTGTTTCGTCCACCGCCGGCTCATGCATGGGAGCGGGCTCGTCCCCGGCATCCTCGTCGGCATCCTCGCCGGGATCGCCGGGATCGGTGGCCATCGTCCCGAGCAGGTCGCCGTAGTCGGGTTCCTCGAGGTAGAACTCCGACTCCTTCTCCTCGGTGGCCAGCGCCGCGGCGTCCTCGGTCGTCTGGGTCGGCGTGTCAGCCTCGGGAGCTTTTGTTTCGGTGGTGTCGGGCATCAGTAACCTCTCGGCTTGTCAGGTTTCCTGGTCCCCTTAGCACCCTTGTCGCGCACCCTGTCCACGGCCTTACTGACCGGGAACTTAACGTTCTTGGGTGGGCGATCTTCTCGTGCCATGCCGGGAATCTAACCGCTGCCAGCCGGCCACCGAATCCCGACCTCAGTATGATGACCGCCGCTTCTTCGACTTGGCCTTCTTGCGAGCCGTGGCGGCTGCCTTTTTGCCGGCCTTGGTGTACGGGTACTTCTTCTTTCCAACCTTGGGCATATCTGAACTCCCAGCCTAATGGCGCAGCTAAGTCCATTTTTGGACGTGGATGCGCAGGGGTGCGAATTAAGCGAAACAAGCGAAACAAGTGTTCGGTTCGTTCGGTTTTTGTTCGGCCGAACACCCCAACCGAACAGGGGGCGGATTCAAACCGGATTCTTCAAAAGCCTTTGTTTTGCGGGGAAAGCTGGGGGGGGCGGATGGGGCGGATGTTCTGGGACATCCGGTTTTAGTGTTCGGTTTGTTCGGTTTTTGTTCGGCCGAACGAACGTACCAGTACCGTGTACCGTGTACCGTGTACCGTGTACCGTGTACTGCCGTATGTACTGTGGTGGACTAACGGTGGATAAAATGTCCCGTTTACTCCCGTTTACTCCCGTTTACTCCCGTTTACTCCCGTTTGCGCCCGTTTACTCCCGTGCGGACTCGTGAGGACTCGTGAGGACTCGTACAGTCGGCGTACCTGTGGGTGTACCTGTGGGTTTTGCTGTTCTGATATATCCGTGTTCACGTTTTGAATATGGGCGCCCACGGTGTTCCATCGTTCCACGCAATATTTCACGCAACGGAAACACGACAAAACACCGTGAAACAAGGGCTTTTGCATCGTTCCACCGCAACGGTTACGCAAAATGTGGAACGCAATTTGGCGCTCAGGGTGTCCACGTTTTCGTCAATGAATCCCATCTTTGTTGTGGAATCCGATAGTTCTGAGGTGGTCGGTCTGGTGCCGCAGACTCGTGTAGTGAGCCCGCCCCTGTGAATCGAAGTAGGTGGGGACGCCGTGTTTCTTGGCGTGGGCCATGGCCTCCTCGCGGTCACTGGGGTGAACCCCCGAGCCGTCGCACTTGATCACCTTGCGAGACTCCCACGACCGGATGATGTTGCCGGCCCCCTTGGGGTTTTTGTTGAACTTGTCACGGCTAACCGTCTCTCCGTTGACCTTGTAAACGACGCCCATCTCAATACTCCTTCCGTACCGCGTGCCCGCTGGAGACCAGCAGGTCGCAGAAATACACCATCCCTCCGGTATCTCTTCTTGCCTCGATGCTGCAAATGAAGCGGCCAAACTTGCCCTGCTTCGCCTTGAAGCTGCGGACCAGGACCTTGCCGTCAGGTGCATGGCGGTCCAGCAACTCCTTCAGGTAGGCGGTGGCGGCCAACCCGGCCTCGCGTTCCTCACCGCGAACCTCTGGGGCGTTGATCCCGGCCCCGTTGCTCATGCACAGCCTTAAGCGCTCGTTGATCGTCACGTGGTAACCCAACGAAACATCACAATCGATGGTGTCCGCGTCCACGATCTTGGTCACGCGACCGGGGCAGATCCTGAATTCGTCCATCCCAGCTTTCCTTTTCTCTCTAGGCACTCCAGCTCGCAGATGTCTGCCGGTGCCATGAGGGACGGGGCGGTGTCATCCTCGAGCCCGCCGGCCTTCAGGCAATGAGCCACAAACTCCGAACAGAAAAACCGCTTGGTGCTGATGTCGTTTCGGATCCCCCACTTGTCGAGGGACCACTTGGTCAGGACCGAGAACGACCTGATGAATTGCCACGGGCTCGCGTACCGCTGGCCCCAGTGGCCCAGTGCCTCGTGGACGATCTCGCGGCGGTCAAGACCCGGCCGCAGCGCGTACCACTCGATCCGGCGACCCGATGATAGGATGCGGGAGATCGGGTAGACCCGAACCCCCCAACCCTCGAGCGCCTCGATGACCGCGACCCGCCCGTTGACCCGCATCACCAGCCCCACGTGGCTGATACGCGACCTGGTCCACAGGCTGATCAACTGGCTGAACAGAGACCACTTCGAGTATTGAAACGCGATGACGTCGCCGTTGGCGATCTTTGATCGGGCTTTGCGGTAATCAATCACTGGGCACCCGGTGACCCCCCGGGCATTCTGAAGCCGCCGGCCATCCCGGGTTGCTGTTGCTGGGGCTCTTGGCGTTCAGAAGCCGCGAGGGGATCGTAGTCTGGTGCCTCCCTGAACTTATCCATCATGGGGTTGAGCATCCCCGCGTCCCCCACAGCACCGTGGTTCCCAAACGTGGGCATCCCCTGACCCTGCTGGGCGTAGGCGTCCATCCCGCCCATGGTGAAGGGGCTCGCACCGCCGGCACCCTGCATGAGCTGCTGGATCATCGTCTGCATCTGCCCACCGCCGCCGCCGCCGCCCATCATCTGCTGCATCATGTTGCCACCTCCACCGCCGGAGGATTGGCCGTCACCGCCGCCCATCAGGGCGCCCATGTTTGGGTAGGACAGCTTCTGCAACATCTCTTCGTTAAGTCCAACTCCGATTGGCATATCAGCCTCCCATCTGGCGAGCCATCGCCTCTTGTTCTGATTGCTGTGGGCTTCCGCCCATGAGGTTTTGCACCAGAGCCTGATCGGCTCCCTGCTGGGTCGCCCCCGGGCGAGAGATTCGCTCGTTGACCGTGTGAGAAGGACCACCGGCTGATTGCCGTGTCTCTGAGTCCGGTGCGTCGGGTGGTAGGACCGGCTGGCCGGCCTGACCCGGCAGTTGCTGAACCGGCGTGACGATCTCCATCAGCTCGGGCAGGTCCGCGTAGCGGGAATACAATTCCATGAGCTTGTCGATGTTGAACTGCATCCCCTGCTGTTCGAGCATCGGCAGCGACGGCAGCACGACCCCCTGCACGATCTGGTTGATGACCGATAGCCGCTCGCCGGGACTCTGGAACGACATCGAGTAGGGTTTCACGTCCACCTCGTGGTGCCAGAAGCTGTGAGACTCACGCTCGACAGGCTTCAGCGTGTCCACGATGGTGTTCATGCCCTCCTCTTTGAGGATCGCCTGATACGTCTCGAGGGGGTCGGTCCAGACCCAGTAGCCGAAGTCCGACAACACTTTCTTGGTGAACAGCAGCACTTGGTCCTGCATGGCCGAGAGCCGGCGGGAGTTGCTCGCTTGCAGCATGGCGTCCTGCCCGACCGTCTCGGAGCTGGCCCCGAGCCCGCCGAGCGAGTCCAGGTTCCCGGCGAGCCAACTGAAGAGCTGTTTCGATTGCAGCATGAAACCAAAGTTCTGCTGATCGATGCCCCCCATCCGCTTCTCTTGGATCGCATCAGGGTTGTTGACCCCGACCACCTCGCCGTCCGACGCCTGTCGGAGTGTTTCGGCGTCCTCGGAGTCTTCCCCCCGGGCGACAGCCACGGTTTTCTGCCGCTGGCTCTGCCGCTCGAGCTTTCGATAGAGCCCGTTGACAATCTCGTGCAGCCCTCGCCATTGCGACACGGGCGACAGCGGCATCGTCTGGCCGTCCACTTCCTGAAATGATAGGATGTGGAACGGCCCGTGGTCTGGGCCTTCCCAGTCCACGACCCGTAGGGGGGGTTCGCCTTCGACTGGACCGAGCGTCACGACCTGTTTGAGCTTGGGCAGGTAGATTTCCCACAGCTCGACCTTCCTGTCGTACTCGGTATCGAGCATCCCGAATCCCTGAGACAGCGTGTGGATTCGTTCATCGCCCTGTTCGTTGTGGGAGTCAAAGTCCGCTTGCCAGAGATTCTCTCGCACAGATTTCTTGAAGGCGGGATTCTCAATAGCCTCGGCGAGGCTCATCCGGTAGCGGTGGCCGAGGTAGCTGACCTCTGACCAGTCCCTTGCGGTCATGTCATGCACCCAGTCATCGAGCAGGATCTGCTTGACGAACGGTTGCACCCGGTCGATCTCGTAGTTGTCCACGTTGACGGTGCCGGTGACGTGGGTGCCAACCTTGACCAGCCCGACCGAGAACAGCGCGCTCCGCACCGCACGGGTGAGAGCCCCGTGAACCTCGAACCGGCCCAGCAGGTCGTTGATCACCACCTCGAGCTTGCGTCCGATGGGGCCGAACTGCACGTTGCGGGTCAGGATTGTGACCTTCGGCGGCCGGGCGATCAGGGCACGCTCGTAGATGTTCGCGGCCAACTCGATGAGGTTGACGTGGACCGGGCGGTCGGTGCCGTCGTCGGAGTAGTGGACCCCGACGAACTGCTCGACGGCCTCGCGGTGCCGGCGGCGGAAGGGCTCGAGCTTGCGGCGGCTGGCCGTCATGGCCGTGCGAAGACGCAGCAGATGTTCCTGGTCCTTGAGCGTGAATGCCATTTAGTCCCATTCTCCAACAGTGGCCAGATCGGTGACTCGCTGGTCACGTCTCCATTGAAAACTCATAACCGGTGGTCCCGATACTGGGGGTGCCGGCTTCACCTTCCGCTCGCGGATGATCTTTGCCACCAGCGCGTCGGCAATCACGAGGTCGCCGTGGTTGGCGCCCCGGTCGCTGGGGTCGATTGTCAGTTGAGCCCCGCCGTGTTCGATCTTTCCGTTGGGCAGGTAGACGAACTCGGCACACTGATCCATCGCCCGCTCGCTCGGGTTGATGAACTCCCGCTCGAACAGCGAGTCGCGGTAGTTGGCCAGAAGATCCTTCTTGCCCTCGCCGGTCGAGAACCAGCCGGGCTTGTCGCTGACCTTCTTTCGCAGCGTGTCCTCGCGGCGGGCGAAGTAAATGTTGCCGTAGCTCAGGTCGTCCACGATGGCCCTGCCGAATGTGCGACCAGGACCCGTGGCTTCCCATATCAGGTGGGCACCCCTTCCACCGGGGCCAGCGAACATCCGGCACAACGCAACCGCGACTTCGGCCCATCGATGTGCGGGCGTGGTGTTGGATGCTAACTCGGCAACTTTTTCTCCGCTAAGGCGGTCCCCTACCGAGAGCGTGGATTCACTGGCCCCGGTGCCCTGTGAAATGTCAGCCCCGACCACGTAGTCGCGATCCGAGGGTGGTTCGTTGTCCGCGTTGAGCTGTATCCACAGCTTCAGGTTCCCGCCGTCGTCCTCCTCGAACCTCGGCTCGCAGCCCGGGTCCACGTGCAGGTTGCCAACGTGGTCCGGCTCGCGGCAAAACTCGTACTTCAGAGATCCCAGAGTGTCGAGGTCGAAATACGGATATGCCGAGCCGGCATAATCGATATCCAGTTGTGTCGCGATTTCCTGCTTGTGAGCCCGCCGGCCCACCTCGCGGTCGTACCACGGGGAGTGCCATTTCCCATCGGCCGGCTGGAACTTGCCGGCACCCTTC